CAAACTCTTTACGTCAACCCTGCCAAATACATCCCGCCGTTGGTTCCCGTATGCACTACCGTTCCCATCTTTCCGTAGGTGACAACAGCCGTGTTGGTTGTGTTGCCATTCACTTCGCAGGTGACAGTGACGGAGGCTCCACCAAGGTTTTGGACGTACTGCGACATTCCCGGCTGGCATGTGGGGAACACGAGAACCACATTCCCGGTTGGAGTCAGGGTGATAAGAGATGCCCCAGCCTGTTGAGTGGTGAGCGTGATAGTGCTTGCTCCCATTCCTCCCAGGTCAACCTCGCCGTAGGTGTCAAGCGACGGTTGTGTTTGCGTGGATTTGGCGACAAACCCGCCTCGCTCCGTAGGGATTCTAAGAGCATCCGCTCCCGGCAAGTTCACTCCGCCATACGTTGGACTTGGATTTGCCATCTCAGTTTTCTCCAATCATCAGTAAAGCATCAACTTCGCTCATCATACCACTCATCCGGGCAATTGCAATACCCACATTGTACTCAATCCGCTCCACTTCGTTGTTCAACGGAACCCCGAAGTGATTTGAAACGAGTATATCACCAAGCACCCAACGGCCCTCAGTTGAGCTAAACACGCTCTGATAATACTGTCGCCTCTTCTTTTCGGCAAGCTGTCTAGCGTCTTCTTCTGGCGTATAGTCGATCATTCTCCCGGCTCCTTACCGCCGCCCATCATCGTTTTTAGGGGGCTATCCGGTTCCGCCGCTTTGCCGGCCAGTGCAGCGGCCTTGGCAATCTTGGGCGCATTATCGATCTGCTGCTGCTGTTCCTGCTGTTTCTGGGCCATCTGACGTATCTCTGCAATGGCTTTCGGGTCACGTAGGCAAGTCGCTGGACCGCCTACCGCGTCCCACGCCTCGCGCACCATCTCGTCTGTATCGAGGGCGTGCATGGCGAGAGGATCGAACTGGGTGATCGACGTAATCAGCGCCACGCCGGATTGAATCGCCCGGACCTTCGTTACCCTAGTCTGCGCCTGGGACAATAGGCCCAAGTATTGCACCTTGATTGGTTCATGTTCGGAATCTTGAAGAATTTGCGGAACTTCCGGTATACGGCCTGCTCTCGCCTCAATGTCGTACACCCTAGCAATCATAGGGTTGAACCCTTCTGATTGAAGGTTTCCGACGATGGTTCCAAGCAGCGCCGCCTTCTCGGTCATCAACTCATTGATCTGAGCCGTCACCATACGCTCGGTTGCGCCTCCTTGCGCCAACTGAGTAAGCAGAGTGAACACATCCGTGTGGAAGTGTTGGTTGATGATCTGCGCGACTTTGCCCTGATACTCCGTATTGAATGGAAGGTTTTGAACGCCGGTGGTTAGAGGTTGCGGCATTATCTGGCGAATGTCGCCACGATTGGTTGGGATGAATGTAAAGCCGTTCGGACCGCGCTGAATCTTTCCCCGCTGGTCCTCATACGCCACCATCGGCGGTTCAGCCGCTTTCTGGGCAGTAATCAGATTGGTTCTCCCCATCTGATTATCCAACGCTATAGCAACCCAAGCATCATGCCCCGGTGAGCGACCGTAGGTTTCATCTGAATTCTTCCTCCACCTCCAACTCAGAATCGGCAAAGAGTCGTAGCCGCCCTCAGACAGCATCGAAATGTTCTGATCTCTCCCTGTTGTTGCACCGTCCGCGCCGAGTATCTTTCCGCCTTTTCGATATACCCAATCGGATGCCCATTTCTTTCCTTTCGCATCAAGACGTCCGGGGTTGTAATCCTTGCGGGGATAGACAGCATGAAGAACTTCACGCTCCGCGTGCATATTGCTTTCATAGTCATGCTCAAAGTTTGTGTCGGCTTTCTTCATTTCCTCCAGACCAAACTGTTGAACGAACTGCCGAAGCGTCATTTTGTAGACGCGATAATTTGTATCGACCTGCCCGAATCGGTTTTCTGCAATGAAGCACTCCCGGAAATGGGGAACGGTGAAGATGATAGTTGCTGTCGAAACATCCTCTTCGATCAGCAAGTGCGCCGTTCCGGGAGCAGACCCGTCACCAATGAATTCCGGAACTACGTCATAGAAATTGCTGCGGTTGAACGCTGAATACATCACGTCTTGGCAGTCCTGAATCCACCGCTGGACTTCCGGGTAGGAATCAGTCCTCTTTCCGGTCCATGCCCTCATCCTGCTCGTGCGCGGGAAGTTGAGCTTTCCGGGAAGTTCCAAACCAAACCACGGCTGATTGCGAGAACAGAGATAGCCCACCATGCCCTTTACCAGAGTGTTATGGGCAAGCATGGCGGAGTCAGCGAAAATCTCTAATCCAGTAGGTTGGCCAGGCCACAAATCCTTGTCTTGGACAGAACGCCTACCATGGTTGACATACATGATGATGTTGTCAATTAACCACTCATAAGGCAACCTCTCCTGAGCTAAAACTTGCAAGTATTTTTGGGCATCCTTAGCCCTGTCATCCGCTGAGCGGTCGTTGAGCCGGGAGGGTGCGTATCCTCCGGAGTCCATATACGGCGAGGCTAGACCGACAGAAGCCATCATCCCCCCAGAGTCGCTTTCCCTACTGTAGCATTACCGCTGGTCATCGGACTTTGCATCATTGTGCTTGCCATGCCCCTGCGCCGTGTCAATGCCTGAGCCTGCGCCAGAGCCGATGCCTGAGCCGCCTGTGCCGTCTGCTCGTTGGTTTGCGCTTGAGTGGGAGCCACGGGCGTGGAAGGCTTGCTGACTGCCGCATAGATGCCCTCACCAACAGCCGCCGCCGCCGAAACGCTCGCGCCGATAATCAATGCCGTGGTTGCTGAAATGCTTCCTGCCATCCTATTCTCCCGTAACCACTATCGTATCACCGCTTCCATCGCGGCGAGACATCAACTGGTCCGCTTCAGCGAAAACCTCATTCTCGGCTTCTTCTACTGTGGAAAGAGTTGTCGGGTAAATCATCGTCATCTCAACCGGCCCATGAGTCCAAAAGAACTGTTTACGTCCGGCGCATCCGGGAATGACGTTGTATCCGGCGAGTTCAACGCGCTGATCGCCGATCAACACTGAGCAGTCACCATGAACGATTAGAACGGTTGCCAGCTTGATAAGCGAACCCATCATCTTTGTCTCCGGTTCAAGCCGGATGGTTCTCGCATACATCCCACCGTGGAATAGATGTTCAGTGGCGAGCTCGATTTGAGGATAGGTGAGGATGAGTTTGTTGATCTCGTCTAGTTGCGCGAGAACGGCTGGCGAAGCGGGGACCATGGCAATCGGTAAAGGCGCCGTCAATGCACTCATAGCCACCTCGTAAACATGGTGTGGCTTTCCTTGCAACCGGGGCGGCGAGACAACACTAGTTCCAAAGGACTGCCCACCCTGGCGGTGTACACGAGCGCTACGCACCCTGTAACCTTCGAGACCCTTTCGACGGTCGTCATCAATTCGTTCGCCGCTCCAGTTGCTCTATGAGACGGCAAAACGAATAGGCTTTCAATCGTCGCCGTGCGCTTCCCGTTATGCGGCATCACACCTGTAACCACAGAGACAAAGCCTACGAGAACATCATCCATATACGCTCCAAAGCAACGCAACGAACCTGATCTCTCCAGTGCCTCGTATATCTGTCGCTGCGGATTGTAGTCGGGCATCACGCAATCTTTCGCATAGGCGTCCAACAGTTCTGCCGAGTTGGGCGCGTCGAGGATTTCCGCGTAGCTGACTGATCTTATCTCAAGCATTGGAGCTCCGTAACCCGTAACTCAGGGGGCTGTAGTCTGTTTCGTTGCGTGCCGCCAGCAGTTGCGCAATCAAATCAACCTGCTGGTTTGGAGGCGAGTAGACCGGCTGCTCCAGGCAAAGGTAGCGAACCGTGTCTGGAAAGTCCTTGTACCCCTCCTCTGGCTTGTCAGTCCCCGGTTTCCATTGATAATTAAAACAGTCCTGGGTCGGTCCCCGTTCACCCCGGCAACCTTCCTCGGCAAACAGCAGCGCCGGTATCTCCTTGCTCTTCACGGAGCTGTAGTGCGGCTGGAGGTATTCTTTCACCCGCTTGTGCCCCAAAGCAATGTCGCCGGCCTCGGAGTGCGACAGCCTGATGCGCCCGATCCCCGCCTTGTCGAGTTCATCTTCCCACGAGGTATCGTTGAGCTGCGTCCGTGCCCCGTACTTTGCATCCAACACAACAAACGCGGGTTCAGAATAGTTGTGTTCCGCACGCTTAACCTTGACCTGTCGAGCAATCTCTTCGACATTCCCGTTAGCCAAAAGATACGCATAAACGTAGATTCGGTTCGCCGGTTTCCCGTTTATTGTAATATCCTCCGGACTGACCGCCGCAAACAACCACCGCGTCGGCCTGGCGTCATGTGGGTCAACAGCCTCAATCCGCATCCAATCTGCGGGTATTTTGAAGTCTTTGTAGAGATGCACCGCCCGGTCTAACGTCTTGTAAACCAACCCGCTCAGGTGGCCTTCCTTGCCGCCGATGTGCGCGTCGTACTCCTCTGGATCGGTAAACAGCTTGGCATACTCTTCGATGCCCGCCCTTGGAATGAACCCCATGATAAGCCCGCACTTAGGGCAGTTGTTTACCGGACGCTCCGCATGGGGGTCGTCCATATTCACCGGGTCGTTTTCCGGGATGTACTCGTCGCACTGCCGACAATAATCCTGACAGTTGTCCCAGGTCGTGCCGGTAAAGATCGCAATCTCCTGATCGTCCCCGCCTCCGTTAAACGCCTTCACGGAGAACATATCGTAGAAGTACGGCGCTCCGTAGAGTGGAGTCATGGCGAACCAGGAGGGAGCATTTGTCGTGACCTTACCGCGCTCGGCCGCAATCAGCAAATCGTGCGGCGGCGGTTCATCCCATCCGTAGTGGTCGTAGTCGATGCCAAGAAACGTGTCCGCGAGTTGGTTGTACGACCGAACGTGGAGAGTGGAACCGCACAGCCGCCCATCGAAATCGTACTTTATTGTGACCGACTTCAATGCCCCGGTCGTGTCCCGCTTCCAGTCTGGCGCACAGTGCGCCGGGATGAGCATGGCAAGTTCCGGCTCGATCTTTGCCGATACTGACTGAGCCATCGTCTGACAGCCCATAAATCCTTGGTTAGGAACACGGATAGAAATCTTGTAATCTGGATCATCGTTTCTCAGCCACGGCCTGAATCCCATGGCATGAGAGATTGATTCGCAAACACTTATCCTCGTTTTTCCAGTTTTTTCGCCGGGCTTGAGAATCCGCCGTCGAGGCGTGCGCCCGTACTTGTTCTTGATCCTGATGAACGGGTCTTGCACCCGATTCATTCTGAGCAAGCTAATACGTATCAGAGAGTTAGCAGTCTCGACAGCATTGGCAGGGTCAATCTTCCCATCAGCGCCGACAAGCCGCGCCAGCACGTCAGGCTGTTCACGCTTCGCCATTACTCCTCCGGCGTGTACTGAATGTAAACCACGTCGGCAGCAGTCCCGATTCCATACCACTGATTCAGGTTGATCGCTCCGCTGGTGAATGGTCCAATCGTAGTCGGGTCCGCCGTGGGAGAAGCGACCCTCACAGGAATTCCGGTTGAGGCGCTAACCGCTGAAGAGTCTCCAACGTAAGAAGCCGACGCCCCCTGCCAGGCTTTCAACTGCATCGCGCGTATGGGTAGAGAAGTAAATCTCGTAGCTCCCGCCCCTAATGTCACTGTCAACAATGCCATAAATCACCTCACCAGAAGTTTACCACCTTCTTGACCAGACCCTCCACAATCTCAAATAGCCCAGCCACGCAATACACTACGAAGCCAATCCCAATCAAACATATAAGCTGAATCATCCCTTACACCCCCTTCTGCTCCAGACCGTACATCGGGCACCCTTGATCGGTACACGCCCACACCACGCCTCGCCCCTTGATTGCCCTACCTGCCATCTCGCTACCACATTCGCAACACTCAGGCGTTACGTCCTCAATCTCCTCTTGCTCGATCTCCATCTGGGGAATGTTGCCAGCGCAGACGGAGCGGAGATCGGACATGGTTGGTTTGGTGGGCCCAGCAGGGATAGAACCTGCAACCTTGGCATTATGAGTGCCCCGCTCTGCCGGTTGAGCTACAGCACCATCCCGCTTTTCCTTGTCTAAAGCACCACGCATCTGCAACCCGTCCCAAGTAAGATTTACTACCGCAGCATTACGCTTCCACCGGCAACGCTCCGCCTCGGCGTCTACGTATGCCAACCACTCGTCACTCACTCTAATTGAAATCACAGAAGTGCCACTACGTTTTAGAACGGATTTATCCTTTCCGTTGCAAATCGGTCGATACTCTTTAATTTGTCTGGCTTCTTCACTCCGAGCCTCGGATAGAATCTCGTGTTGAGACACGATGCGAACTTCATAGTTTGGATGATTTCTCACAAACTCCAACCACCGCTTGTTCCGATCTGTTCTAACGAAAGGTCGCGACATGATACCGCTACCCACGTAGAAGATAATGCCATCCCATACGTGGTGATAAACGCAATACTGACTCACCGTCACCCTGGTTTCTGCATCCATAACTACACTGTACTACCATTACGATTTGAAGTCAACTACACTGTAAACCCCTTTTAGCGAAAATCGCTTGGACGGGCTATGGCGACCCGCACACGCCGGGGGTCTCAATGGGGGGCATAGGGGGTCGTCTAGGCTCTCTTATTGTCTACATCTCTGATAATAAATAGGATACAAATTCTAGCCAAGCGCACCAGCGTATCGTACCACCCTCACCGTAGCCTATGCAGCTACCGAATAGATGATGTATGTTATAGATAGTAAACATTCTCACTCACACGCGCTGAGTGAGTTGCCCCTAAAGTTGCCCCCTTATGGCTGTCTCTCCCGCATATCACGTATCGCGTCGCGCAGGTCAAGCAGCACCGATACGTTGACCTGCGTCGCCTGGCCGCGAATCGTGCGCGCCTTATCATGGAGTATCGCAGCGCTCGTAACTCGTGGCAACAATTGGGCTTTTTCGATATCTGCATCGGTAATTGACATAAGCATACGGTGAGTCATGCGATCGAACACGTCGGCTGTATTGTTTTTAAAGTCCTCATGGTCTTGTTCTGTGATGCCGTCTCCAAGAAAGCGCTTGAGAACGCGGTGGACGTTTGCAGGATCGCAGCCGACCCGTTTTGCAATCATTCCTTCGCTGAGTTCGGGATAGCGCATCTTCATGCGGCGAATGGCTGGCGCTACTCCCGTGTTTGCGCTACTGACGCGCGGAGCATCGATGACGGGTGTGACTTTCGGTGCCATGAGGATGATTATAGCGCGAATCGGGTTGCAGGTTCGTACAAATGATATCATACACCTGTGAATCGTCTTGAGCAAGCGCGCAACATGCGACGGAAACCGACACCCTCTGAATCCCTGCTTTATAACGCTTTATTGATCGAATTGAGGCCGTTCGATGTTGTGTTAAAGTCCCAAGAACCAATAAGTTACTACATTGCAGATTTTATTATCTATCCAAAGCGCGTCGTGATTGAGGTTGATGGCGGATATCACTCGACCCTGAAGCAGCAAGCCTACGATCAGCGTCGTGATTCAGCTTTCCGCGCTCTTGGCATCACAACACTGCGGATTCAAAGTCGGCGCGTTTACGCGGAAATGCCGAAAGTCATTGCTGAGATTCGAGAGGTTTTAGGCGAAATGCGGCCAAAGAAAGCGCGTTCTGGCGCTGTCCAGATTACCTATTGCCCACCCGCATACGCCTCCGGCCATCGTGGTAGCCTTCGCCATGTGAATTACCAAACTGCCTGCAATTGCTGGCATACCTGTATCTCCTGAGCGTGATTATAGCGCGTCTTTCCTTCTATGGCACACCTTGACAACAAAGCAGCTATGTGCATACAATCCTGCTTATGGACGATAAAACCGTATCAGCGGTGATGAGCTACCTGGGACGCAAAGGTGGGAGACCTCCTATCATGCGTCCTTGCCCCAAGTGTGCCCGTACAGTGAGTGCCAGAGCTATGCAGTACCCCTGTCCCGCACACACATCAGCAGCGTCTAGACGATCACCGGTAAAGATTTTCACCCGCGTAAACATTGGCGATAACTGAGTTATTCACAGTTTTTGCACAACTAGATGCGATATTGCACTTGACATACAAAGCCGTTTTGTATACTCTTTAATCATGCAAGGGAGGAAACAAAAATGA